ATTATAGCAGGCTTAACAACACCCCAAACGAAAGGAAAGGTAATCGTTACAGCCGGTTCTACCACATTACAGGGAATGGGTACAGATTTTACCTATCTTTCTAATGCAGATGAAATTGTATTAGGTAATAAAGTATTTCAAGTTCAAAGCGTAACAGACCCTTATCATTTAGAATTAACAATACCTCCTAATTTTTCTACACAGCCTTCAGGGATAGATTATTTTTTAGTTCCAAACCAAAACAATAAATTCGATTATGAATTTAGATGGTCACAAACAGGAGGTTCTTTTTCTGAATTTTCAGAATTAAATAAAACTTCAAATATCGGAGATTTATTTAGTTTAGATTTTAATGGAAGTCTTCCTCTTTATTTAGATTTAAAGGCTGAAGTTTCTGCTCTTTCAGGAGGAAACTCACTTTCACTCATATCTATAACATATACTACCGAGACAGAGGACGGTATTGTGGAAGCATGCCCTAACTTTTGTGTAGAATGTTTAGATCCATTTGCAATGGACGGATGTGCTAACATCATTGTAGAAGAATGTAACGATAATTTATTTAATCCATATAATTTAAGTAAATCAACTAAATTTGTTAAACAAATTTCAGGATTAGTAAATAACATATTTGGGCACGAAGTTAATTACTTTAGGACAGAGCCGGATATGAGAACAGAAGACGTTACGTTAATGGAATATAGTTTACATAACGTTGTAGATAATCAAACAATTAAAATTTTAGTTCCTGGAAATGAATTTCCAGAAGAAAGCATCACATTTGATATATTTGGAATGGATTTTGCTGATTTTGAAATTCACATTACACAAGAAGAATTTGACAGAGCATTTGGAGAAAGAGATTCTAATGGAAATCTTGTAAAAAGTAGATATCCTAGATCTAAAGATTATATGTATATTCCTATTATTAATAGAATGTATGAAGTCCATACTATAGCATTGGCCGATGAATTTAATAAAACTAATTCATATTGGAGAGTAATGCTTAAGAAATATCAAGAAAGAACTTCAGTAGCTAAAAATGAATTTGACAGCGCAACCGACGTATTGACAACTGGAGTGGAAGAGATTTTTGGAGAAAGACAAAGAGAAGAGCAGGAGAAAGATACAAATCCACAACAATTTCAAACTGTAGTTTCAGCATATAAGGATGGAATTAGAAAATTCTATAATAAATCATTAGGCATTATAGATTTTGATCTTAAAAATAGATGGACAGTTATTAGTAAGAATTATTATGATTTAAGCAAGATAGCAGAAAATGAAATAGCAATTGAATATGAAGAAAACTCTAGCCTTGAAGTAGGTAAAAACATTGCATTTTCAGCATGGTTTAATCCTAGATTTTCTAGTGGTTCCGGAGATCATTTTATTATAGGAGATCCTACCGCTCTTACAGGATTTAAAACGTATATCAACGATACGGAGTTTAAAGTCATGGTAAATGGAAATACTACAATATTTAATCACGGTCTTAATCTATCACAAAAATGGTATGGTTTTATTTTAAATATTAGTAATGAATTTTCCTCAATAAGCCTTAGCATGTATACAATTAATGAAACTGGACTTCCACAGTCTTCTTCTGGTAAATTATTAGAAGAATTCAATGAAGTAAAACCGTTAAATGAAATATGGAATTCAAATAGTAAATTCCAATTAAGAGGAAATGGAATGTATATGACAAATATTAGAATATTCAATCAAACGATAGAAGAAGAGCAAAGATCTAATATATTAAATCAATACATAGTTAGAGACAATCAATTGTCAAGGGTGATAGACAATGCAATACCTAGTATAGGTTTTCAGAAGTTTAAGCACGCCAAGTAATTAGGATAAATATCCTATAAAACTAAAACTTATGTCAGAAGAAAAGAAATCAATAAAAGATCAGGCTGAAGATATTAGAAAAGAGCTTGATGAACTTATTGGCGAAAGTGTAGATATAACTGAAACCACGGAAACAGATCCTGGGTTTCTTCCTATTCAACCTAAAGAAGTTCTACCTTCATTTGGAGAATTAAAAAATAGATCTACTAAAACCGCTAAAAAAACGATAACAGCTCTTATGAAATTTTATCTTGCAGAAGATATTATTGAAAAGGATGAATATATTGCAGCTAAGAAAAAGATGGACGAAATGACAATGTCATCTCTCGTTTATCAGTTACAAGCTGGTGAAAGAGCACTTACAACTCTATTAGAAACCATTGAAGATGGAGAGTTAGCACCTAGAATGTTTGAGGTTCTTGCAACTCTACAAAAGTCAATGTTGGATATTATTAAATCTCAAACAATGTATTTAATGGCAACTGAAGAAAGTGCTAAAAGGATTTCTAGAGATATAGAAATTTATAAAAAAAGAGACGATGTTAGAGAAATAGAAGAAGCAGGAGGTTCCACTGGTGATTCTGCTGTTCAAAGAGGAACTAAAGATCTTATGAGAATGATTCGTTCTGGAATCGATTCAGATTCTCAGGATATTGAAGACGTAGAACCTAACGAAGAATAACAATGAGCGATTACGTAGGAGATAATATGTGGATTCCGAAAGGAGACAAGAACGATCCCGGCCAAAAATTAGTATGGTCTACTAAGAATGTTAATGATTTATTGGTAGCGTTAGATAAAGGATATCGTCCCCAGGTTTCTATGCCCTTTTATGAAGGTAAACAATTCCTACGTAAAGGAAATATTGTTTTCGAATATACTGAAGAAGAAATTGCAGAACTTGCAAAATGTGCAAACGACATTGTATATTTTGCTGAAAAGTATGCAGTTGTAATGACAGATGAAGGAATTCAACAAGTAAAGCTCAGAGAATACCAAAAAGAACTTTTACACGACTTTCAGAATGAAAGATTTAATATTGTTTTGGCATCTCGTCAAATGGGTAAAACAGTAACTGCTTCCATTTTTAATGCATGGTATTTGACCTTTAATTATGATAAAACAACCTTATTATTAGCTAATAAATCTGACTCAACAAAAGAAATTATAGATAAAGCCAAGGTGGTTATTGAAAACCTTCCTTTCTTCATGAAGCCTGGAATTATTAAATATGACGTAATGAACGTGCGTTCAGATAATGGATGTAGATTAGTTGGGCAATCAACTACGGCAAAGTCGGGTATCGGATTCACAATTCATAATCTATATCTTGATGAGTTTGCTCACGTTCACCCAACAATAGTAAATTCATTTTATGAAAACGTATATCCAACACTCTCAGCTTCCAAGGTATCGAGAATTAACATCACTTCAACTCCAAATGGTTTTAATAAGTTCTACGAAATATACGCAGCTGCCGAAAGAGGAGATAATGAATATAAAGCTACGAGAATCGATTGGTGGCAACACCCTGATAGGGATGATGAATGGTATAAAAGAGAACTTTCTAATTTAGGTTCTGAAGAAGCATTNNAATAGACAATATGGAAATGAATTCGTAAGTTCTTCAAATTTATTATTAAGCCCAATGGTTATGAAAACTATGAGAAAAAATTCACACGAGTTTATTTGGCATGATTTAGAAGATTTTGAAAATATACAAATAGATACTAAAGGTTTTTTAGGATTTCATAAAGATTTTGATCCTGAAGAAGCAAGGGACTCTCAACGGTTCTTTTTATTTTCAGTAGATATTGCTGAAGGAAATGGAGGTGATTACTCAGTAATTAATGTATTTGAGGTAGAACCAATGGAAGATAAAGATATAGTTGATTCAGTGACACCGGGAGCAATGTATGATTTTTTTAGACTAAACCAAGTTGCAGTGTTTAGATCTAATGAACATGTTATTGAAGATTTTGCAAAGGTTTTGTATACGCTCGGTGTTGAAATATTTAATCCTGAGAATATTAAAATGATTATAGAATTTAATACATACGGTTCTATCTTGTTGAAATATTTACAAACAGTTTATCCTTCGAGAAATGAATTTGAAGATGAAATGGTATTAAGGTTTAAACATAGGCACGATTCTAGAGCCCTAAAACCAGGTATTAAATTAAAAGCAGATAATAAATCAGTATTTTGTCAAAACTTTAAAAAATTAATCGAAAATAATAGGATAAAAATTAATGACACGGAGACAGTAAATGAAGCTAGTTTATTTGGTAGTCTTAGAAACGGTAGTTATGGCGCACAAATGGGAAATGATGATATAATTATGACCGGAATCACTGCTACAGAATTTTTTGGAACTACGGATTATGCTGATTATATTGAAGAACTTTTAGATTTTATTGACAAGGAGAAGTATGAATTAATGGAAAAAATACTATATCAGCAAAATGATTCAGCGGGAGATATGCAATATGATATTTATGACCTGATATAGAGTAAAATCCAAAATTACACGGATATATAGATTAAATAAAAAAATAAAATTAAATAACTATGGCACTAAGTCCTCAATTATTACAATTCAAGAGTTCAGGCGTTTACAGATTAGAATTTGATAAATCTCAAACAGCTAATATAAACGTAGAAACTCTTAGACTAGTTGTTGGTCACTCAAGAAAAGGACCTTACAACACACCAGTCTTAATCGAAAACGTTGAAGCATTTATTCAAGTATATGGAAATATCGATAAGGCATTAGAGAAAAAAGGTATGTTCTTCCATAGATCAGCTCTTGCTGCTCTTTCAAGAGGTCCTATCTTAGCTCTTAACCTTGCAAGTTTTTCTGACGCTGATTTAGCTTCATACGCACAAATTTCAACAAATGGTAGCTATTTTAACACTTTACAGGGTGAAGAATTAACTCCACTTGTTCCTGCAGTTACTTCTACACAAACAGAAGTAGATGAAAACAATGCTGAAATTGCTAACGGCAATGCTCCGATTCACTTTTTAGCCGATGGAACAACTCCCGTAACAGCAATCGATGAAATTATGGTGGAAGAAATTCCTGCGACATATGCTCCTACTACATATCCAACATTAGCACACCAAACAGGAACAGATACTTATTCTAAGTTCTTTGACACAGATAAGTTTATGGTTCCTTCAGACGAAAAAGTATTAAATGCTTTAGGTTCTGATGATGAGCAAGTATTAAACTTCGTAAACATTAAACAAACTCCAATCACTGTAATTACAAGAAAAGCACAAGAAACTGCTGGATTTGATATTACAGCAAGAGAATGGTATGGTGAAGGAAATGTCCCTGCATACTTAGATGATAAAGATCTAGTATCAGATTACATGATCGACGTTTTTGTATTCAAAGGTAAATTTGACGCAGCGACAATGGACACAGATCCAGTTTACGGATTCTATTTTGACGCAAACGGTTTAAGAAAAGGTTTATTAGATCAATTCGCAAACTTAAGACAAGTTGAAATGATCGCAAAATATACAGGTTCTATGCTTCCTGGATTTAAAGATTTAGAAGGTAGAAACTTATATGTAGAAACAATGATTAATGCAGAAGCTAGAAGAACAGGTTTATTCTGTGCTATCGCAGAAGAGCATGTAATTGACGAAGTTAACGGAACATCTATTGATATCGTTGGTCACTCTTTTGATGAAGCATCTGACCATAATGTTCTTTCTTATCATGTTGCAAATAGAACAATTGCATTAGACTCAACAGATCTTTCATATGCGTCTAACGGTACGGAAGCGGTATTTACGTATAGCGGTACAACATTAGACTATTCTTTAGGAATTAAAAAAGGACACTATTTAAGAAGTGGTTCAAGATTATCTTTAGTTTCTCAGGTAATTAAATCAGTAAACGGTAACGACCAAGTATTTACAGTTAAATTAACTGAAAATGCACCAGAGACAATGCCAGGTGAATATATCTATTCATTAGAAGAAGCTTCTGTATCTTATGTTCCTTTCGTATTAGATGGTGCCACTATTACTGATGAAACAATTGGCTCAGCATTAGGTGCTATTTCAGTAGGAACTGGATTAGCTAGCGGACTAGTTGATAAAGATGCTATCGATTTCAGATACATCGTTGATACATTCGCTTCATTTGACGGTCAATTAAGAAATAAAATTGAATTATCACAATTAGCAAAAGAAAGACAAAATGCTTCTGCAATCTTAAACGCTCCTACTGTTTCAGATTTTAGAAACTCTACAGATCCTTCTTTCACAGATGCTAATGGTGCATTTAAAGCATCTTACATCGAGCAAGGTGGTAACTTAGATAAAAACCCAACAAGCTTATACTCATTACCAAGTATCGCAGACGGTGCAAACTTTGCATTCTACTATGGTCCTGGTTTAATTGTAAGAGAAAATGGAAAAGACATTATCGTTCCTCCAGCAGGTTTTGTATCTAACAATTATATTGATAAATACACAGACGCTTTACCATGGTCTATCGTTGCAGGTCCAAGAAGAGGTGTTGTTGCTGGAACAAATGTTGCAGGAGCTGAATACTCATTTGACAAAGCAGATAGAGACATTTTAGAGCCATTTGGTTACAACCCAATCGTATTCCAAAGAGGCGTTGGTTTAACTATCTTAGGAAATAAAACTGCACAGCAGTCTATTAAATCAGCTCTTTCTTCGGCTCACGTTAGAGAAGTGTTAATTTACATTCAAGACGCAATGGCGGATATTCTTAAAGATTACGTATTTGAATTCAACAATGCACAAACACGTTTAGAAATCAAAACTTTAGCAGATTCATTAATGGAATCTATTAGACAAGATGGTGGTGTTTATGACTTTAAAAACGTAATGGACCAATCAAATAACACAGGTGAAGTGATTGACAATAACATCGGTATCATCGATACATTTGTTGAACCAGTTAAAGGTTTAGAAATAGTTGTTCATAGAACTACAATTTTAAATACTGGTGAAATTCAAACAGGAAACTTTAGTTAAGAAGATATATAATAAAAATAAAACATTAAAGACTTATGGCTTTACCACATTATTCACAAGATCAAACAAGTAAGAAAGGTAGACAGTTTGAACCAGTTCAAGGAAATTTATTCGAGGTAACTATTTTACCTCCAGCTGGTGTAGCTGACGCTCCTCTATTACTACAACACGTTAACACTGTTGGCGGGTTAGAATTATACAAAGAAGCTGGTGCTGTTGAGCAAAAATATAAGTTTTCGAAAAGATCTTATGCTGGTATGCCAGATGATACTTCATTAACAGTAAGTATTAACTTTTCTTTAAACTTAAATGATGCCAACCAAGCTTATTTATATAAAACACTAAG